GGCAAAGTTTCTTCTATGTATGTAGAATTTATAGTTCGCCACGATCCCCAAATTGATTACAATTGCAAGATTGTTGAAGGCTCAAATTCATATTACATAAACTTTATAGAAGAAATAACTCGTGGTGGATTTTTAAAGTTGAGATGCTATGCATATAATGAAGATCAACCAGGAGAGATAAGCTATGGCGGATAATGTACAAATACAATTAGACGGTACCAGAGAGATACTAGATGCCCTTGATTCACTTAATCCGCGCCAGATAATAAACATTATTAAGGCAATAGAAAGAAAGGCTCTAAGGGACAATATTATCAAACCAGTTAAAGCCGCTGTACCATATAGTTCTGAAAGTAAAAAATCGATTCGTATAGTCCAAGATAGTCAAGATAGAACAGGATTTTTTGCCGGAGTGACATCAGATGCATTTTGGCTAAGATTCGTAGAAAAAGGAACACAAGTAAGAACTACAAAAAATGGAGCAAATAGAGGAGCAATCCGACCTCAACCGCACGCTATAGACACCATATTGGAGAATGTAGATGGAGTTGTAGAAGTATTTGCGAAAGATTTTGGAGAAGCAGTTGAACAAGAATTGCAAAAGAGATTAAAAAAATTGAATAAATGAGCTTCGCTACAACGTTAAACGGAATAATGACTGCCGATACTTCATTAAACACATATTGCGATGGAGGAATTCGATATGAAAATCTCCCAACCAATTTTGAAATTGTGAAGAATTGGATAGTGTATTCATTTAACAAAGATACGGCTCAAAATTGCATGTCAGGAAGTGCAGTATTTTCAAAATATCTTTTAGCAGTTAAAATAGTCTCAACGGATACATTGGTTCTTGAAACAATAGGTGATAGAATAACTTATTATTTGGAAAATATAGCGTCTAATGACACAATAGACTTTTCATTTGTAAATGATAATCATACTCTTGATCTTGATAAAAAGATTTATATGAACACTCTTCAATTCGACGTGTTATACGTTTGAAGAAATCTAAATATATAATAAAATTAAACTAAATTAAACATAAAACAAATGGCAACACCACTTTTTAGCAAATTAATGAACATCGTATTCGATGGATCTACTGTTGGTTGCGCAACTGATTTCAGCCTTAGCATCAACAAAGACGTAATCGAAATAGCATGCTTAGGTTCTACCGGAGCAAAGGAAAGTATTCCTGATATGTATGGTTGGTCAGTTTCAGGTTCTGGACTTGTTATCAGAACTGCTTCCGAGACCGCTGGCGCAGCAGGAGTATTTGACATAGCTAACAGTCTTCTTAACACAGATGCATCTGTAGCAATTTCATTACTTCCAGACGTATCCGCAAACCAATATTTCTCAGGAGCAGGCTATGTAACTTCTCTATCTTATGAAGGTGGAGTAGGAGCAGCAGTAACTTACTCATTCGAAATTACCGGGACAGGCCCGTTATCAGTTCAAACAACTGCTTAATTATTAATAGATTATGTCTGCAATAGTACAATATCTCCCCTTTAGGGGGCAAAAATATCCTGTGAGGATATCCTATTATGCTATTAAGAAATTCCAGCAAGAAACGGGTAAAGCAATTGAAGAGCTTGACTCTGATATCTCCTTGCTGGAATCACTATTATGGTATGGACTTGTCGCGGGAGCCCAAGCCGATAACGTGGAGCTTACACTTAAGAAAGAAGACATGGAGTTTGTATTGGATGAAAGTCTTATTGACTTTAACGAAATACTTATGTCATTCTTCCCGCTCTCCGCTGACTCTGACGCAAAAGGTAAAAAAAAATAACGATTGATGAACTTGCCGGTATATGTAGAGTAACTTTATATATGCCTATGGAAGAGTTCCTTTATTCTACTCCAATTGAAATAGATTATGCGTTAAAAGCGTATAGAGATATAAGAGAAGAAAATGATAAAGCCGAATGGGAAAGAACTCGAACGCAAGTTTATTATATGTACTTATTAACGCCCTCTAAGAAGAAAAAGGTAACATATCACCAATTTAAAAAAGATTATTTACATCTGAATTATGATGATAAGCTAAAAGAGAGTGATGAGCCAGTTATAGATGATGCTACCTTTGACCGTATGCAGTCATATTTTAAGAAGAAACCTGAAGGAGCCCAATAATGGAGCTCCTTCTTCGATATAAGAATATATAATAAAATAACATTTCCATTATGGCAAACATTTTAGCCGATCTTTCGTTGCGTTTAAGAGCAAATTCTGCTGAGTTGAGTGCGGGTCTCGAAAATGCAAAAAAACAAGTCAAAAACTTTAAAGATGGCATCACCACAACCGGAAAAGCAATGGGCGAGGCTTTTAAATCTGCATCTGCAGAAATAGGCGGTTCTCTTAATCACATGACCAATGGTATATCAGGCATGCTTTCATCCGGTCTTGAAATGTCAAGAGGATTGATAGCAGGAATTACCGGCATAAAAAGCGCCCTTATTTCTACAGGTATTGGGGCGATAATACTCGGAATAGTAGCGGCATTTAGTGCATTAGTGGCTGCATTTAAACGAAGCGGCGAAGCAGGTGATGCAATGGCCGAAGTATTTGCCGGACTCAGAGGAGTAGTAGATTTTCTTATAGGAAAACTCGTCGATTTAGGAGAATGGATAGTTAAAGCATTTCAATCAGAGCCTATGCAAAAATTTGGTTCTGTATTAAAAGATATAGGAACTCGTTTTGGCGGCTTCTTCAAAATGGTTATCGGAGGCTTTCAAACTATAATTAATTCTGCATTAGGCGCAAGTTTTGCAATTTCAGGAATATTTGATAAAGAAAATAGAGCTAAAGCCTTAGAATACTTTGAAAAAGTAAAAGAAGGCTATGATAAAATTGCAGAAGGAGCAAAGCAGCTTTGGACGGGAGTAAATGAGACGCCTAAAGGTGATTCTCCTTTAGCTCAAGCATACAAAGATGGTAAAGCATTAGAACAATTAAGAGATAAATTAGCGGACGATCAGCGTCAGGCAAATGAAGATAATAAAGCAGCTGAAATTGAACTTGGAAGAATACGAGAAGAATTAGCTTTAACTGGCAAGAAATCTGAAAAAGATAGACAAAAAAGAATAGAACTTGGAAATAAAGCAATAGCCATACAAAATGGCATAACTGCACGCAATATTTCATTGGCCAAAAGAGGTCTTGAAATAGTTAAGCAAGAAAATAAATTGCGTAACGATACTTCGGATGCCGCCAAGGATGCCGAATCAAATGCCCGTATAGCAGTAATGGAGGCCGAAGCAGCCGGTAGAGAAGCAAATCGTAGAATGCAGCAAATGATAACTAGCAACGAGGAAGCGTTAGATGTTATCGAAGAAAAAAATAAAGAAGAAAAGAAATCAGTTGAACTTTTACGCCAAGAAGCAGATGAGGCCTATCGTCTTAAGACAACATTTGAAGGTCAAAGAGATGCTCTTAAGAAATTATGGGAAGAAGGAAAGATTGGCGCAAAAGAATATCAAGATGAACTTGATAAAATAGCCAAGGAAGAATTATTTGCAAAACAAGAACAAGAATTAAAGAGTCTTAGAGAAGAATTACAAAAGAAATTCACTTTTGGACAAATAGATACAAAAGACTTTGAAAAGGTAATTAATTTCCTTACTGGAAAAGTACAGGAAATACCTGTAATTGCCACTTTGAAAGGTGATCTTGAAGTTTCAAAATTATTTGAAGAACAAACAGTTCCTGTAAATGTTAAGGCAGATTTGTCAGCATTTAAAGAACTTGCGGGCATACTTAAAGAGGCAACAGCTAGTGGAGAAGATTTTGCTAAAGTAATAAACACTAAAGGCAAGGATGCAGTAGATAACTTATCACAAAGAACTTTAAAGGCGGCATCTGAGGAAGAAGCGGCATTTCAACAGAAGTATAAAGGCTTTAGTGAAGAGAATAAGACAAGACTAAAATGGTTAGAAGAACAGAAGCGTCAAACTATTGCTGCAGAGGAAGATATTCAGTCAAAGAAATCACAATACACAGAGGAGTCGGTTGCTAAATTTATGGAAGAAACCTCTGCTCGTAAGGCTTTAATAGACGATGCAACTCAATATATTATACAAAAAGACAATGAGGAGTATACTGCAAGATGGGAAAATCGTTCTAATTACATTGAATTGGTTAGTGATAGCATAAATGTAATACGAGACCTTACTGAAGCAGCATATAATTCTGAAATTAAGCAAGCAGAAAAAAGAGGTGCCTCTGAAGAAGAACTTGAAAAGATAAGAGTAAAATACGCAAAGAAACAAAAAGGAATAGCAATTGCCCAGGCCCTTATTAATGGCGCTTTGGCAATTACTAATCTTCTTGCCTCGGTTCCTGGCTCTGTA